CGTGTTTTTTTATGTGTTCTTTGTTTCTGTTTCTTGCTTCTTTAATATATTTGTTAGAAGCTTTGTTTAATGACTTTACAAACTCTGGTTTTTGTTCAGACCAAATAGTTGTGTTAAAATAGTTGTTTATATACATTATTTAAAAGGCCTCCCTAAATGCCATACCACAAGACTATATCTTGTGCCCGATGTTACTGGTTTAACTCTATGCCACACAAAACTAGGAAAAACAATAATAGATCCTTTTGGTAATATCTCTTTACATTGAACTCTATGAATTGATTCATCTCTCATGTGTGGATCATAATCTCTAAAATCAAATTCTAATTCACCACCTTGGTATTCTGATCCATCTGTTAATTGGCAGGTCATAGATAATTTTCTGATTCTACCGTGTTCTGGATGATTAGGATCTTTTCTATCATAAGGTTTATCCCAACTATCACAATGCCAATCATAATATTGATTTAATTTATATTTTGTAAATTGACAGGACTCACTTCTTTCCCAATCAAAATTCCAACCAGCATTTTTATTTGCTTCATGCACATAAGGATGTAATTCTTTATATATCCAGGTATCACTAAGCCATACTAAATCAGACTTTCTTTTTTTTTGCATGTTTTTAATTTCTTCTTTTTTTAATTCTCCATCACCATATCCACCTGTTCTAGCCATTGATTCTTTTTGTGCATTAGCATACGCTATAACTTGGTCACAAAATCTAGGTGTTAGTGCAGATTTAAAATACCAATAATGATTAGATAAATTCATAAGTTATTGTTTGTATAAAATTTAATGAATCTTTTTGATTATTAGTTAGGTAATACATATTAGTTGATGGAAACATTATAAATTTATTATTTTCCAAAGGTATATCCCAAGATCTACCTTTACGTCTATTGTCCTCATAATGTATTCTAACCATACAGTCTTTTACTTTAACACCATATAATAATGTAAAGTCTGGTGAGTTTCGTAAATCTACTGGATCAATATTTAATAATGGTGTAGTCGTTTCTGCAGGTTTATAAATGTTTCCCCATGTTTCTTTATTGACTAAACTGATATTGTATTCAACACCAATATGTTCTCGCATATATGTGTTTAACATATCCCAAGTTCGTGAAAACGGAAATTTTTTGTTTTGAATTACTGATTGTAAAATGTCGCCTGATAACTTATCTCTATCAATGTCCCAATCTTTAGGCATTGTTACATCGCCGTAATATAATGCTTGTTCGCTTAATACTTTCTTTTGCATACCACCACCGTTTTTAATTTATGCTTTTGTATCTGTCAAGTCCCAAGATTGATTATCTTCATTCCAATTATATATCCAATAATGAGTATATGCTTGGTTCTGTGATTTTTGTTCTTCTGTTAATTCAGGAGCAGGACCTATTGGTGATTGCCAACTTGCGGTTGCAATATCTTTTACCCAAGATGGGTAATCAGGTTTTTTAGGCCAAAAGATATTATTATCTTCATCCCATTCAAAACCTATACCTGCATAATTACCTCTTAAAGGTGTACCACCTAATTTATGTTGATTGCCTTGTGTGTTGTATGAAGTTTGAATCCACATTTGTGCAGGCCAATTATTATGTGTTTCTAAATATTGTTGACCTACTGATTCATCTTCAACACCATCAGCATTTAACATATCACCATTATTCAATGTTAATACTGCTATAACTTTTCCGTTAGCTCCTAGTTTTGCAAAATGTGCCATAATGTTTCTCCTTATATATTAATTTTAATTATCATTCAACTACTGAAATTTGTATCTTATTATTACAATTCCTCCACCACCATTACCACCAGAGTGTGGATTTTGTCCACCTCCGCCTCCACCACCAGTAAAGTTTGAAGCACTAGGTGCTGTTCCGCCTGGACCACTTCCGCCCGCTGCACCGCTTCCACAAGAACTTGCAGCTCCAGCTGTATTGCCCGAACCACCTGCTCCACCTGAAAAATGTTGAAAACCTCCAGAGGGATTACCATTAGTACCAAAAAGAGTAGGAACACCTGCTCCAGTTCCTCCGGTTCCACCGCCACCACCATTAGGAACAGGAAAATCTCCATCTGAACCAGCAGCAGTTGCTCCACCACCTGCACCACCACCTTCAGAAATAGGAGGCGTATGTCTTCCTCTACCGCCAGGAAATCCTTGAGCAGGATTAACAGAAGGAGTATTTCCAACTCCACCACATTTAAAAGCTCCTCCGGGTGCAGATCCTCCACCTCCTCCAGATCCACCGTTAGCTCCAGATCCACAAGTTCCACCTGCTCCGCCACCTGCAGAAGTAAGACCTAGTCCACTAGATGCAACTCCAGAAGCACCAGAACCAGCTGCGCCAGCTCCACCTCCACCTACTACAATTGGAAAACCAGTAGCTGTAACTGTAACACCTGCCGGTGCTACTATAGGTTTAGCTGGGTAAGTTAAAGGTGCTAAACTAGGTGCTGCAAATCTAAAACCTCCACCGCCTCCGCCACCACCGGCGTTAAAACCTCTAGATCCACCACCTCCGCCTGCTACTATTATATATTCAACTTCATTACACGCGGGTGAAGAAGCAACGCTACAAACTGTAAAAGTTCCAGGACCTTTAAAAGTTGCAAGTTTGTAATTTCCACAAGGGGCATTAGTTAAAGTATTGCAAGAACCTGAAACAGATCCCACTATAAATGTTTCTCCTGTAATATTAGATGTAGAATCTATAACATTTTTCCATCCCTCTGTATCATCTACATATACAAAATAAGCTGATTGACCTTCTGTTTTTAATTTAACAGATGCTGCTACACCTCCAATTTTTTGAGAACCGTTTGGTGTAATAGTTAAATTACCTGTTTGAAAAGTGTTTGTGTAATCTGCTACTGCAAAAGAATTTCCTGCTGTTCCTGCTGGAAGAGTTACAGTAAAACCTCCACTAGATGTATCACAAAAATAACCTTCGCCTGATGTTACTGTAAATCCTGTTGTTTTTTTAGTTGTTACCCAAGATACCTCTCCTGTAGAACCAAAACCTGATGCGGTTCCTTGATTTGTAATTGATACACCAGCAGGAATTGTGAATGTATCTCCACTATCTCCTAACGTGGTTGTACCACAAGCTGTTCTTGGACTAATTTTATTTACTTTTATTTCACTCATAATTTACCTATTGAAACTTATATCTTATTATTACTATACCTGAACCGCCGGCTCCACCATTTCCTTGAGGAGATGGATTAGCTGTATGAGGACCTCCTCCTCCGCCGCCACCAGAATTATCTCCACCATTACCACCATTACTGCCTGGAGTTGCATTACCTCCAGCATTTATAGCAGATCCTCCGCCTGTTCCTGATGTTCCAGGAGGTTGAGCACTAGATCCACCGCCGCCACCTAAACCACCATTACCAGCAGTACCACCACCTCCAATACCAGCAGTACCACCTGCACCACCAGCCCAATAATAATTATTTCCACATATATTAACTTGTGAACCATTACCACCACTACCACCTGTTCCAGCACCAGCAGGTGTTGTAATTGCATCTCCTCCCTGTACTCCAGCACAACCGCCGCCACCGCCACCGCCGCCGCCGTGTGTATCAAAACCAAAACCTTTACCACCGTCTTTACCTTGAGGTGGATTTACAGGAGGTGTATTACCTGATCCTCCATTACCTGAAACTGGTCCCATAGGACCAGGTCCACTTCCGTGACCAGATCCACCACCAGATCCACCTGGAAATCCAGATCCACCTGGGTTTCCTGGCACGGGTTGAGAAGCTCCAGCAGAGCCTCCTCTTCCACCACCTGCAGATGTAATACCTAATCCAGATGATGCAACTCCACAAGACCCACCTGCTCCAGCACTATTTGTTGCACCAGTTCCACCACCTCCAATAACAATTGGATAAGCTTGTGCACACACAGCTAAACCTCCGGTCGCTGGAACTGGAAAAACATATCTGGTGCCACCACCACCTCCACCACCACCGATGTGAGCTCCGCCTCCACCACCGCCAGCTACTACTAAATATTCTACTGTATTTGATCCTCTAGCATTACCTGCACAGGAAACTGTAAAAGTTCCAGGTCCTGTAAAAGTGTGAATTTTGAAATTACCACAAGGAGCTGTTGCAGTACTATTACCACCTGAAGCTGCAATAAAAGCAGGTGTTACACCTGTTTCTGTGTCTTCTGCATTTTGTACGTTTATCCAACCTTCTGTTGCATCTACATAAACTAAAGTAATTGCCTGACCATTAACACCTAATACTGCATCATCCGCTACACCACCTATTTTTTCTGAACCATTTGGATTAATTGTTAAAGCATTTGTTCCAAAAGTTCTTGTGTAATCTGCAAATGAAACAATTGCTCCAGCAGAACCTGCCGGTAAGTTTGCAGTCACAGCTCCACCAGAAGTATTTACAAAATAACCTTCACCACTAACCGCTGTAAATGTGGTTGTCTTAATTGAACCTGTTTGCCAGTTTACAGAACCTTCTCTACCAAAACCAGATTGTGATGCACCTGAAGCTAAATTAATTGTATCACCACTAGCGCCAATAGTAATAGTATTACTATTCTCGTTAATGATGTTTTGACCACATTGGTTTTGTATGTTGTTTACTTTAATTGTACTTGTCATAATTATTTAAATTTATACCTTATTACTACTATACCTGAACCGCCATTACCACCTGCAGTAGTTGATGGACCATTTGGTCCGCCTCCACCACCGCCGCCAGTATTACATGTACCTGCTGATCCTGCAGCGCCACCACCACCAGATCCTCCTGGTTTACCCCCAGAATCTCCTGCACCGCCACCACCACCTGCTCTTGTAACTGCTGATCCTGTAATTGAAGTTGCTACACCATTACCACCTGGTCCGCCTTGTCCTGGAACACTACCAGAAGCATTACCACCGACAGCACCTGCACCACCGCCTCCACCAGATCCAGCGTTAGTTGATGCTACTCCATTACCACCGTCTTTACCTTGAGCTGGACTAACAGGAGGAGTATTTCCTGATCCACCTGATTTATTAAAATGAGCTCCGCCACCACCAGATCCTCCTGGATTACCTGTACCTGCACCACTTGGGCTAGGTCCACCGCCACCTCCACCACCACCTTGTGATGTAATTGTTGAAAAAACTGAATTTACTCCGTTATTTCCAGGTGAAAAAGGAGCACCACTAGCATTACCACCACCACCTACTGTTATTGGAAAAGCTGTTGCTGTAACTGTAACAGATGTTCCACCAGGATTACCATTAAGTGGACTTGCTGAATAAGTATCGACTGGACTTTTAAATTCTCTAAAACCACCAGCTCCGGCCCCACCTGTTCTATCTCCTTGTGCACCACCACCGCCACCTGCTACTACCATATAAGATACAACATTATTTGGTGCACACGCACCACTAGCTGCGTTTGTTACTGTAAATGTACCTGGACCTGTGAACGTATGAATTTTAAAATCACCACAACAAGTTATAGTTCCTCCTGTTGCCACAAGTGCTGTATTTAATACATCAGATGTGTTTCCAGTAAATACTGATTGCCAACCTGTTGTTGTGTCTATGTAAATTAATTGAATCGCTGAATTAGCTTTTGATAGTGTAAGATTTTCTGTTAAACCATTTATTTTGTGGCTATTTCTGTTTATTGTAATATTGTTGTTTGCTGCACTGCTATTATAATCAGCAACACCTATTACATTACCTGCACTGGCACTCGATGGTAATGTTACTTCTACTGCTCCTCCTGCTGTATTTACAAAATACCCTACTCCTGAAACTCCGGTAAAGTCTCCTGTTTTAGGTGTTGTGTCCCAAGATATTTCACCTGTAGAGCCAAATCCTGTTGCTGTTCCTGCATTAGCTAAAGTTGCACCTGCTGGAATAGTTATTGTATCACCAGAAGCACCTAATGTTAAAGTAGTTCCGCATTGTGGTTCAACTGTATTTACTTCTATTTTAGACAATGACTAATACTCCTGTTACTGTAATCGTACCAGGCACAGTAATAGGTCCTGCAAGAACTCCGTTCTCAACAGTTTGTGTACCGTCCATTGTACCTGCTTGATTTTTTATAAATTC